CGTTTTCCCCTCGTTTTCATACGAGCAACTTTACCAACTTATTCGCCGCTTTTTGCGGTTCGGGCAAGAAAAGCCGGTAATTGCCGACCTTATTTTTTCAGACGGGCAAAAGCGGGTAATGGATGCCCTGATTGCCAAAATGAAAAAGACTGACCAACTTTTCGAGACGATTAAAAACGCCACGAACGGGTACAAGGCTACGACCCGCGAATTTGACAAACCCGTAACACTGCCTTCATTTTTAAAATAAAACGAAATGATTAAGAACGAAGTTATTACCGAAAATTACGCTTTGTACGAAAGCGATTGCATGTACGTGCTGCCGACGCTGCCGGCTGAAAGTGTTGACCTTAGCGTGTACTCCCCTCCGTTTGCCGGGTTGTACAATTACAGTAGCAGCGAAAACGATTTTTCAAACTGCGAAAGCCGGGAGCAATTTTTGCAACAATATGACTTCCTTATTGCCGAAATTGCCAGGGTAACAAAGCCAGGTTGCGTTACCGCCGTTCACGTTACCGACATAATGGGCGCGGATGGTGACCTTTGGGACTTCCCGCACGAGGTGAAAAAATTGCATCAAAAGCACGGATTCAAACACCGTTGCACGGTAACAATTTGGAAGGAGCCGCTAAAGGTTCGGATGCGTACAATGGTAAAAAGCCTCATGCACCTGATGATCGTTGAAGATTCGACGCAAGCCTACCCGGCCATGCCTGACTACCTTTTGTTGTTTGAAAAGCGTGGAGAACGCGCCGTAAAGGTCACGCATGAGGCAGGACTACACCACTACGCCGGCGAATACCCGCTTTTACCGCACATGGTTAAGGCGCTCAAAGGCGATATTCCCGACCTACTGAAAGACGGCGTTTCGATGGACGAAATTGATGAGCAATTGGCAGTATTTGAGGCGCTTAAAAAGCGGTATCACGGATTTGAAGGCGACCACAAAAAGAACCGTCTTTCTCATAACATTTGGAGGCGTTACGCATCGTCTGTTTGGGATGACATTCGCATTGACAATGTTTTGCCGTTTCAGGACAGCAGAGACGAGGACGACGAGAAGCACGTACACGCTTTGCAATTGGACGTTATTGATCGGGTGGTTGAACTTTACAGCAACCCCGGAGAAGTTGTATTAGACCCCTTTGGAGGGGTTGGTAGTAGTGTTTTTTCTCCTGTTTCTATGGGACGCAAGGCTATCGCTATTGAATTGAAAGAATCGTATTTTAAGCAAATGGTACTGAATTGCAAAGAAGCCGAAAAGCGTTGGCAGGCCGGAAGGGAGAAAACGCTATTTGATGATGTTGACGAGGTTGCAGAAATGCAGGAAGTTGACTAACTTTACAGCAGACTTTTCATGATGATTATTACGGGAGCGCCTCCAAAAGTGGGGGCGCATTTTGTTTTAATCGGGGAAAAGATTATATTTGTACTTCATTTTGGTATTTTTGGGGAAATAGCCCGGCGAGTTGTGAAACTTTCCGGGCCTTTTTTTGGGTAAAATTTGGATTAACGAAATAAGTGTACTACTTTTGTGTGAATGAAACGCCTACTAACGCACCTGATTAACGATGACCGTACACGGTGGATAATTGCCGGGTTGGTTGTCGTTACTGTGCTGGCATATTGCGGGGCAACAAAACAAGTTTTCCAATGAGATACCACCTCCACACTATCCGCTTTTTCCTGCTGGAAATCGGCAGGCAGGACGACCTGCAATACATCGGACACGGCGCACCCTTCGCAGGGCCGCACTGGTACAAAACGCGGGCCGGTTTCCGTTCCGCTTGGCTATTTGCCCGGTTGCGGGCGGACATAAAATTCAATCGGTTATGAGCGCCAAGTGGACATCCGCCGACCTAACCACCCTGCAATCGAAACGCCTGGACAAGAAAGCCGCAGCCAGGCCGAAAGGTGAGACAGCCAACCGTATGACGGCAAACATAATCCGGGCAATCAATATGCAGCCTGGGTGTGTGGCCTACCGGGTGAATAATACCGGGATATGGGATGAAGCGAAACAGTTGTTCCGGAAAGCGAACACGGAAAAAGGGCTGCCGGACATCTTCGCCGTTTTACGGGGCAGGTTTGCCGGGATTGAGGTTAAGGCTGGCCGGGACAAGATCAGCCAAGAGCAACTACACCGAAAGTTTGAGATTTAGCGCGCCAAAGGATTGTATTTCGAGGCGCGCAGTACCGACGAGTTTTTAAAGTGGTTCACAAAAATCTTAATCGAAAAAATCTAAAACGAAATGAGATACCTAATTACCCACCCCGACCACGAGCCGTTCCTTACCTGGTTCTTCGACGTTGAAAATCATTTCGTTGACGGGATGACGGTGTACGATACAACGGCACGGTTGTACACGACCGACGGGAAACGATGGAAAAATATAAACGAGGATCAATTATGAACAACGAAAAAAAATTAACTGCGCAAGATTTGGCGCTATATTACAGGGGGCAGGCTAAGTTGATACGCAGGGCTAAAAAACTTGACTCATTCCAGGGCTTTGCGCACGTTGGGCAGGTTGTCGTTATTGACAGCGTTTTAATTGCAAGTGTTGAGCAAGGGCTATATGAAGTTAAGCCCATCCTTCGCCAGCTGTCTGATATGACAGAACCGGAAGAAATGGAGGTGCAAAACATGGTAGATCAAATGGGGGTTGGCTACAATGCTACACACGGCGCGAAAATTACCGGATTTCTCCTTTCCCGCCACTTCGACCTTTTCGGGTGGATTGAAGCCGGGTTGGCAATTGATAAAACGAAAATTGAAACGAAATGAGTAATATCGGAAAATTCGTAAAACTAAAAGGCTCCAGAAATAAGCACGTTGTTGTTTCTGACGAGCATATCGGCAACCACTTGCCAAATTGCGTTACCGTAAGAGAAGTAAAAAGCGTAGAAGAAACCACCACTACATGGAGCGATTTATCTCTTTGGGGCAATGAACCTACTAAACAATGACCACACCACGACCAATTTACATAGGAGTTGACCCCGCTTTCCGCGCAGGCGGTTTTTGGGCTGCTATCCTGGATATGGAAGACAAAACCATACGGTTTATGTCCTTCGACCTGCTATCGTGGCACGACTTCCTAAGGTCTGCCGACGCGCCGCCGTCCTGCTTTATTTGTGTCGAGAACTCAAATTTGCAAAACAAGTCATTTGATATGACCGGCACCAAAGCCGAAATTGCCCGCAAAGGCCGGAACGTAGGGTGTAATCAGGCAGTGAGCGAACTTGCCTATCGTTCTGCCGTCCTGCAATACGGGGCGCGTAATGTGTTTCAGGTATCGCCGAAAGAGAAAGGTGTTAAGATCACGGACGCCCGCGTGTTTTTCGGAATAATGAAGCAGGAAGGCATTTTGTTGCCGCCGGGCGCAACTAACCAAGATCAACGCGACGCGGCAAAGTTGGCGCTTATATGCCAGCGTAAAGCCTTGTTAGAAGGCCGGTTTAAGGCCGCGAAGGTTCCGCAAATTAGATACAACCCCGCACCATGACCGTCGTCAACTTTGAAACGCAATCCGGCAAAGTAACGCCTGACACCCGCGACGAATTTGCGGGCGCAATAAAGTCGTTGCCGGACGGGTGGCACAAAGCAATTATTGAGGACGTAAAAAGGGGCTACACATCAACGCGGTACAAATACTACTTTGCACACGTACTTGAAACAATCCTGATGACATGCGGGCATCATTTTAAGGTTTTAGAGGGTAGCGAATGGCGTTCGGTTCGCAACACAGCCGAAATTCATGAGTTTTTCAAGATCAAATACAACCCTGCATTTATTCAGGGGCCGGGCGGGATGTACATTTCAGCGAATACCACAACGGCGTTAAGCGATAAGGAGTTTATCAATCTTTTTGAGGAGGCCGTGATTATCGAGTTTTCAGACCCGCCGTATGGGTGCGATTTCATGGGACGCGAAGAATGGGCAGCATGGATGAAAAACGGAAAGAAATAAATGGCAAGAATAACCGTCGCTTTCATGCGACAATTGGAACAGCAGTTACAGCGAGAAGAAATCACATACTCCCGCATGGTTGAATTGTTGAATGAAAAAGCAAAAGAGAAAATGATATACTTTGTAGGTATCTACCACAAACCGGGACTGCCGGCGCTTTGCTCGACAACGCTAAGCGGGCGCAAGATTGACGCGGTTATTGCGTGCCTGAAAGAGCCATGCAAGAAGGTAAACCTGTTTTCGACAACATATATACCTGAATTGCATTCAGACGAATATAGCCGCGAATTACAGCACTTTATCGACACCGTGCCAGACGGGGACACAATTGTGCTTTTGGGGCAGGCAGTTAGCACGCATTTCCCCGCATACGCTTACTTGCGCTCTAAAATAATCAAGTTTCGGCACCCGGCATTTTCACTGCCCTTGTATGTTACTGAATTGGTTGAAGAAATATTAAGATAACCCGCACCGGCGGCACGTCAATGGTTGACCACACCGGCGGCACGTAGCGGCATTCGCGGCAAAGGTTGTGCGTGATTTATGCCGCCGGTTATGGGGGTTTGGACTATCTTTGCAGCGCATTTCGTTTTGTTCCCGGCGCGTGTAACTAACCAGGCAGGTATGGGAAAGCGCGCCGGGTTTTTAAGATAAATTTCACCACAGTTGAGAGGGACCGCTACCGACGAAATGCCGGGGCGGTTTTTTATTTCAACTCCACCACAACAGCCCGCTTTTCGATAAGCCACTTTTTTACCGATTCGGCAGGCTTACCTTTTGCCCACGAAAATATCGGGGCGGCGTCATTTATCACGCCGTCAAGAATCGAAAAGCCCAAACAGGCGTAGTGTACATCACACCAATACCATTTTTCCATGTTTTATATTTTGCCACAAAATCCGTACATTTGTACCGCCTGGGATTAGTAGGCCCGGTTTTTGCAGAAAACAAATATGAGACGGCTAATTATTAACTGCGATTGTTGCGCTAAGGAGCTCGAAGAAAAGGACGTTTTTCGTCTTGAGCATTACGTTCATGTAGCGCCTTGGCATAATCGTATGCAAGGTCACGCAAAACAAATTGATGGCCTTATGTATGATTTTAGCGGGCGAACAGAAACGCGGGATTTTTGCCTGCCGTGTTACAACAAACTATTGTATAACCTTTTTGACCAGATCAAAATTGTCAAAGGATAATATGAGCACCACAACAGGAATTATAATTATTGGAATGTTCGCCCTGCTTTGCGCCGGTTTTGTGTGGAAATACGGCGGGAAATTCAAAAAATAACACATGGCACAACCAACTAAGAAAGCGCCCAAAGACCTTTACCGCTCCCTGAAAACAAAAGGAACGTACCGCATTACCTACCGGGCAAAGAGCGGCAACAACCCGGCGGGGATACCACTTGCCAGTGAAACCGACCTGCTTAACCTGACCAAGGTAGGCGGGTCAACCAATGCACCGCCGTTCATTGTAACGAGCGAAGCCGATTTTAAGGCCAACTTTACCGAATATAACCCGATCAGTACAACAGGGGCAAACCCGGCAGACCGTGACGAAATTTAGAAACTATGCCAGTAGCAAAAGGAAGTCCGAAGCCCGAATATACGCAGGAACAAAAAGCGGAAATAGTTGAGCGCGTTTGTGAGTTGTATGAATCGCAACAGGCGACGGTAGAAAGTTGCTGCGAGGCGGTAGGGGTTTCATATCGGGCATTTCACCTTTGGGCATCCCAATATGCAGATTTTGCAGAACGCTACAAAAAAGCCAAAGAGACGAAAGAGGTTGACTATTGGGAAAATATCATTAAGCCGCTACAAAAGCGGGCGTTACAAAAGCACCTCGAAGTAGAGCAGATGCACGAACAAAGCGAGGTTGTTTACCAGGGGGTTAAGGCAAAAGACGAATCAAATAACCCCATTTTGCAGCACAGCACAAAGGATGTACTACCAAACCCATCCGTTTTAATTTTTTCCATGAAGGGAACCTACCCGGACAAGTTCGCAGACAGGCAGGAGGTTAAGCACAGCGGCAGTGTATCAATATCCCGATATACCCTTCCAGACGGCACCGTCATTGACTTATGAGCGTAGTCATACACGAAAAAATAGACCTGTCACGCAATAAGCGACAGGGGGAGTATTTTAACGCTGTAATGTCTGCATGTGCCGGGTTGAACGAACATCGCTTCTTTGGTTATGGCGGGGCCGTTCGCGGCGGCAAAACGTCGGTAACCCTTTTTCTTCTCATACTGCTTTCCCACAAATACCCTAATTCCCGTTGGCATACCATACGGGACACATTGCCGTCGCTAAAGAAAACCACAATCCCATCCATCGAAAAGTTTTTACCTGAAAACGGTTGGACTGCTCACCGTGACGGCGGCGACTATTATTATGAGTATGTGAACGGTAGCCGAATTTATATGATGCCTGAAAGTATCACCCGCGACCCGGAACTAAAGGCGTTTTTGGGGCTGGAAACAAACGGTATTTTCCTGGAACAGGCAGAGGAACTAAGCCCGTTGATGTGGGAGAAAGCAAAGGAGCGTACCGGGTCATGGTACATTGATCCAATGCCGCCGGGCCTCATCTTCCTTACTGTCAATCCTACCTACACTTGGTCGCGGCGCATATTTTACGAGCCTTGGAGAAACGGCACTTTGCCGGGAAATATGTTTTTTATGAGCGCCCTACCGTCCGACAATCCGTTTGTCACGGCGGATCAGTGGGCCGCTTGGGCAGACATGGAGCCTGAAATGTACGACAGGTTTATTAAAGGGGATTGGGACTTTGATAACCAGAAAAACCTAATCTACAATTACGGTTCCGTTCAGGATATTTTCAGTAATTCTTTTATACCGCGTACCGGGGTTAAGTACATAACAGCCGACCCGGCGTATGGCGGTAGTGATGATTTTGTCATTGGCGTTTGGGATGATTGGGTTTTGTTTGATGTGTCGGAGTATAAAAAAACGGCCTCTACCGATGTGACTTCGATAATCAGGAAAACAGCCCACATGCACGGCGTGCCAGCGCGGCGAATATGCTTCGATGCAACCGGATCGGGCGAACACCTGAAAGGCGATTTGGCGGGCGCTATTCCGTTTGTGGGCGCATCTGCCGCCGTTGACACAGAACCGAATAAGACGCCGGAACAAAAGGCCGCTAACCGCAAACCACAGTACGCAAACCTTCGGGCGCAATGCTTTTTCCGAAGCGGTAGGCGTGTTGAGGATTGTGGCATGTTTTTCGACACAAAAAGCCTACATTTGCAAGAGAAAGTTACGGAGGAAATGTTGGCTATACGAAAAGCGGATACCAAAGAGGGTGCGCCGATGCTAATTATTCCAAAGGAGGATATTATAGCGAACATTAAGCGGTCGCCTGGGCATGCGGACATTATTTCGATGAGGGAAATATTTGACCTTTTGCCATACAAACAACGCCGCGCCCGTCAAATGCGGGCCGGGTAAAACTAATAAGATGAACTTTAAAGGATGGGAAATAGAAATAGGATTCAAAGAGCCTGAAATGAATTTTCATACTTTGTTGAGTACCGACTTTCATGTTCCGTATGTACCACCGGAGGAAAAAACAGATATTGGCGGGCTTTTCAACAAAGCATGTGCTCGGTTAGTTTTTGAGTGCGGATATATGCCCCGGATAGGCGATTGTGTTATTTTGGAAAATGGCGAACAATCCATAGTAGATGGGCTTTTGTTTGATGTTGATAAGAAGATTATTCACTTATTTTTTAGATAAAAAAACATGGCACCAACAAAAGAAGAAGCCCTCGAACACATTGCACAGGTATATGACTATGCAATCGGGTTGAGCGGCGGGCCGAATCATCCATTAGCGCGTGAATTAGCCGTGTGGATGCAACGGCATTGGGCAACGGCAGGCGTCAACGCCGCCAATGAAAAGCGCCGGGCAAAGAATACGGCATCGAAACAGCCGACACCAGCGCCGGTATCCGAAAGCGGCCTGCGCAAATTTGTACACCCGAAAAGCCCCGAAGCCAAAGCGGGGGAGAAGTTAGCCCCAAAGCCCAACGCCGTGGAAGTGTTGCTCCCCCTGGAAGAAGTGCAAGAATCGCAAGCGCCCCGGCAACGGCGCGAAAAGCCAAAAAGTCAAAATCATGTTGCGGGGGATGACACGCCAATTTCAGACAGCGACCTCGAAACTATCACGGTTATGAAGCCACGCGCAATCCTGGAAATGTTCGGCGAAGGCCGGATCACGGCGGCGCTTATTGGCCTTGGTGTAATGGATGACGAAATGCCGAACAGTGGAGCACAAAAGGCGGCAATGTTGAAACAGCGTAAAAAATGACCGACGTACGCGACAAAATCAAACTAAAGAAACCTGACGGTACAATCATCGCAGAACTGCCGATGTACCGTTCGTTGTATGAAGTGCCGTTGAATCGGTATATCGACTTCATTAAGGCAGAGGAGCCACTACATGACAAAGAGAAGTTAGAGGCCGGAGAGGTCAATGTAGCGCGTGTGCTGGCAAAGTGTGTCGGGGAGTTTTTCGGCGTTCCGCTGAATAGCGTCTTAGATGCCCACTACGGCAATACAGATGACATTCCATCCGGCGGGCTGCAATCGCTTTACGTGTGGATAGCCAACTTGGTAGGCACGTTTCAGGCGCGAATAAGAGCGCCACAGGATTGTTACTTCGACTACAAAGGAGAACGGTATCACATTCCCGTTATCGGCGTTCAAACACTTTCGGCCCTGCCATTGTTGCCGGTTGTCGAAACGGGGCAAATGATCGAAGCATACGAAATCCGGCGCATCGCAAAGCGCATGGTTGAAACGACGCAAGACCCGGACGGATCAGGGTTGTACACGTACTACCTTAACCTGTTGTCTGTGCTGGCACTGAAAGAAGGCGAACGGCTGCCGTATGGGGAAAGCGACGTCGAAAACTTCATAAACCAACGCACCGAATACTTTGCCGACATTCACGGCGGCAATGGCGTTGACGCTGGTACCGCTTTGGACATAGATTTTTTTTTAGCAAGTTTGATGAGGCCCTCCGAGGTGACGGGCGCTGCCGTTGGTACTTTGAGCAACCACGCTTTAGGCCTCGTTCAAAGGATAGCAAGGCGCGCCAGGCCGAACAAGAAGCGTTCAACGCGGCAATTGCCCACAGCGAACAAGTCTTTGAGCAAATCGGGCACCGGCAAATCTACCTCAAACTCCTTGAGAGGGGTTGGTATGTCGAAGCGGGTAAAAGTGCCGTCGAAGCAATGAAGCGGGCGAATTTTGTTGATGTTGTGCGGTTTATCAGCATGGAAAATGCAAATTTATGACAGTCGAAATACTAAACTTCACCGAGGCGCTACGCCTTACGGATACGGGAAAGCGGATAATTAAGGAGAAAATCGAACGGCATGTTAGTGACCAACTTTACATTAACCTGTTTGACAACTTTGAGAATGTTCCGCAAGGAGAATTTGAGGGGTTTTTGGGGACAATTGAAAAACTTATGAAAAATGGCATGTAATATCACACCAATTGAATGCCCGCCGGGGCACGACTTCCCGCCGTGCGAACATCATGAAGTGTCGTACATCTTTGATCCAAAGGATTTCCATATCAAAATTGAAGGCGACACAGTTGTATCTTTGAAGCCAAAGCGTCGGGGCACGTATCACAGCAAGCGATATGACCGGCCAATCCTAACGATAAGAAAATGACAGTCCTACTAACTGACATATACACCGCCTTCCGCGATTCTGTCCGGTTCTACCCCCGGCAGGAATTGAAGTGCAACCAACTGCAAACATGGCGGGTTCTGCAAAAGTCGATGGCCGTAGAGATTTCGACGCCTAACTTGGGTGCTACGATTTGCGACAAAGACAAGCCGTTTTTTTGGTCACGTCTTTGGCATGAGAAGGGTTACAACCCGAATAGCATTGTTTGGGAGTTTCCGCTGTTGTATGCGTTTGAAACGGATGAATCAATAATGATTAACCGATTTGGCGGTGATAGCAAAATCGTTTCAAGTGTAGAGGTCGGCGTTATTGATGTGTTGGTTGACGACAAAGACGGCAGGAAGTGTGTCGGTTGCAATTCCCGCACAATTAACGAAATTCACCGGCATTCCGAAACGATGCTACTTTCGGCCCTTCGATATGTGGACAATACGCGGGGTTACAGCGTTGACGGCGGCGCGCCCGTGTGGGCAAATTCTGACTTCATTGCACAGGGTATCGCAGCGCAGCGGTTTGACGCCGTTCCGGTTGCGCCGTCAATATTAACAGCATCGCAAAGCATGAACAGAGAAGCGGTAACGTACCGGGCAGAGTATTCGTCGCTGCACGTTTACGGCACATCTGCCAGGCTTCGTTTCGTTGTGAATAGTTGCCCGGAAACCGATTGGAATTTCACCGAAACCGACTTTGGCGTTTTGGCGCAGGAGGCGGGATGCAAAACGTGTTAGGTGTGACATACAAAGGCGAATTAATTAAGTGGGCAAAAAAGCAATTAGCAAGCAAGAAAATGCCAATAACCCGCAAAAGGGTGCTGGCAAAACGACTTGCTGCTTCGGTATTTTTTAGTCATAAAAACGGCGGTATTCCTGCAAAATGCGCGTCACTGACAAACTAACCACCGCCATACGTGTGGCAATGGCCGACCTGCAAAAGCGGCTTATTGCTGAATTACAGGCACAGGGGCACCGGCTTACCGGGGCGCTTGAAAAGTCTATTCAATACGAGGTGAAGGTTGAAGGCGATACGATCACGGCAGTAATGACGGCACTGGATTACGGTTTGGTAATGGAGTTTGGCGTACCGGCCAACCGGATACCATACGGCAAGGGCGGCGGCGGAACATCGAAATACATTCAGGGACTTGTCCGGTTTTTCACCATTCGCGGATTGGGCAGTCGGGAGGCGTTGAGCGCCGCATTTGCCACAGCAAAGAAGCACAAACGCGAAGGGATGCCAACGCGGGGTAGTTATGCGTTTTCATCGAACGGACGCCGGACGGGGTTTGTGAAAAACACGCTGGAACAGTATTTGCCCCTATTGACCGACCTAATCGGCACCGAATCGGGCCGGGTAGTTGATCTTATAATTGGCGATGATATTCGCCTGGAACCCTACAAAATAGCAGCATGATTTGTCAATGTAAAAATTGCAAACGGCAGATTGATATATCTGACGACAAAATACCAAACTGCGGATGGCCGCTTAATTGGCATTGTAGTGAATGTGGATCGGTAAACCGAATTAGTTGGCATCGCAAAGCCTTACAAAATAGCAGCATGACAAAATTAGAGTGGAGCGAAGAACAACAGGTTTTCCATTACAACAGCGCGGGCAGCCGTGCAATGGAAAATTCAAACGGATTTGAGACAATTATGGAATGTGCGGATGACGGCGAAGCATCGCTATTTGCGCATTTCTTATCTGTCCAATACATTCACAGGGGTATCAAATTAACGACCAAAGAGGCAGTGTTTACGCTGTTCAATTTAGACCAACTTTTGAAAAAGATAAAAAAATAAAAAATGGAGTTCAAATTTAAGTTAGGACAAGTATTATCAATTGGCGTATCGCTTGAAACCGGGTTCGTGGTTGCGAGGGCAGAGTGCATGAACCAAGAAAATCAATATCTTTTGCGCTATAAAGCGGCAGACGGTCGGGCCGTAGAGCAGTGGTGGCCACAATCGGCGCTAATTGAAGCCAGCGAAGAAGATCATCTTAATGCCTTGAACGTATAAACATAAACCGGCTGGAGCAACCCGGTAAATGGCACAAAAGGTAATATTTGAATTGGTAGTGCAAGATGTTGGCCTAACCGCTCGCATCGAACAGACACGGCAATCAATCCGTGATCTAAATAAAGAGATACGCCAAAATCCGGGGCCGGAACGGTTCGCTCAAATAGCGGCGGAACTGTCGAAAAACCGGCGTGAACTAACCGAACTGAATAAACAGCAAAAGGAACTGAACCGCGAAATGAACGCGCTAAAGGTTCCGAAAGACAGTTTGGCCGGGTTGCGCCTGGAATACTCCAAACTATCGCAGGCCGTTGCACAACTTTCGGCAGAGGAGCGAAAAAGCCAATTTGGGCAAAGCCTCATCAAAAACGCCCGCAATGTCAAAGCCGAAATTGACGGCGTTGAACAGTCAATCGGGCGCTTTACTGGCAATGTAGGCAACTATCGCAGCGCATTAAACGGAATCGGCCAGGCGTTCGCCGCATTGGGAATAGGGGCAAGCCTGGGGGAGATAATCGGTATTAATACACGTATTTCCGACAGCATAGCCGACGTGGCAAAAACCGCCGGTATAACAACGGCAGAGGCGCAAAAACTTGCCGATACCCTCGAATTTCGGGACACCCGGACAAGCCTTGTCGATCAATTGCAGATAGCCCAAATTGGCGGGCAATTAGGCATCGCAAACAACCAACTTGAAACGTTCACCGAATCGGTAGACGTTCTAAATGTATCCCTGGGGGATCAATTCGGCGGGGTTGAGGAAATTACCCGCGTTATTGCCGGACTTCGGAATGTGTTAACCGATTTCCGAACGGATGATGTTTCAGGCGATGTTCTGAAACTTGGTAATGCACTCAACTTCTTAGAGGCGCAAGGGGCCGCAACCGCTCCAACGATTGCAGAGTTTGTCAACCGTTTGGCAGGATCGGCAGTCCCGTTGGGCGTTTCTACCGAAAAGATATTCGGACTGTCAACGGCATTGGCAGAACTTTCGATTAACCCGGAACGGGGCGCAACGGCAATCAGTAGCCTGTTGATTGAAATTGCCAAAGCGCCGGATGTATTTGCAAAGTCGCTCGGTTTTTCCAAAAAGGAAACCGAAGATTTCGCAAATCTGGTAAGTACGGATTTGGTCGGCGCGTTGACGCTTGTTTCAAAAACCATTGCCGAAGGTGGCGACGGCACCAAGAATTTCGCGCAAACGTTGGATGAGTTGGGTATCGGTCGGCAGGGCGCAATCGAAGCCCTTGGTAAATTGGGCGGAAACGTTGAATTGGTGAACACCCGCATACTCGAAAGCACCGATGCACTAAAGGCAACGGATAGCGTGTATGCCGAATTTGACAAGAAGAACAACAACGCGGCGGCGGCGGTCGCCAAACTGCAAAACTCGATTGTCAACCTTATTGCCAGCGAGGGAGCGCAGGATGCTATCGAGGGAGTGGCAAAGGCGGTGACCGGATTAGTTACGATATTGGGCGAAGGGCTGAAAATCATATCGGAAAACTCTACCGAATTTAAGGCGCTCGGATTGGCGCTGTTGGCGTTCACCGGGCCTGGGCAAAAGTTGGCCGCCATAATGGCCGAAATTAGCGCGATTACGAAAGTAACTACGTTGGGCATAACGGCACAAACAACGGCAACGGTTACGCAAACTGTCGCTACACAGGCGCAAACGGTTGCAACCAACTTCTTGGCCGCCGCTCAAAAGGCACTCCCCCTGCTTGCCTTAGTCGCAGGGATATACGCCATAACAAAGGCCATTGAAATATACAACACCAACCTTTCCGCAGCCGACAAGGCAACGCGGGCGGTAGCGGATGCACAGGAAGAAATAGCGCAATCGAGCGCCAAAGAGGTTGCCGCGCTGAATGCGTCAATCGGCGTACTGAAAGACAGCACAGCAAGCCAGGATGAACGAGCGGCGGCAATTAAGCGCCTAAATGAACAGTACCCGGAATACTTGCAAGGTATTGACCTGGAAAAGCAATCAACGGCGCAACTAACGGTAATTCAGCGGGAATTAACCAATGAGATTGTACGCGGGGCAGCCGCACGGGCGAAGGCAACGGCACAGGCAGAGGTAGCAGGGCGCATAGTGGCGAAGGAATTGGAATTGGCAGAACTTCGCCGCAAACAGGACGAAGGCGGTTTCTCCTTTCAGGATCGGGCGTTTTTGATCCGAAAAGAGGAGGAGCAACTTAAATCCTTACGGTCGGAATTGGATGAGGTCGGAAAGCAATTCGACCAGGTGTTTGCCCTTGACCGTCCGGCGCAAACGTCGGTGCTTAATTTGGTTGACCCGAAAAGCCTGAAAGAACAAACCGACATTACCAAACTAACTATTGCCGAACTTGAAAAATTAGGCACCGATGCCGCAAAGGCGGAAATAGCCAGGCGGCGAAAAACGTCGGGTGATCTAAGCAAAGAAGAACAAGCCGCCGCCGAAAAGCGGAAACGCGAAAAGGAAAAGGCGGCAGAAGATGAGGCAAAGGCGGTCGAAGCGCAGCAAAAGCGGATTCAAGAAATTAACAAGTCAATCCGCGATTTGCAACTTGGAGACGAAAACACGTTCGACGGCAAATTAGAAGCCCTCGAAAATCGGCGGGTTGATGCGCTTCAAAAGAATGCCGACCGCCTGGAAGTATTACGCGCTAAGGTAAGCCAACAAACAGGCAAGCCCGCGCCGGGCGAAACGGGGGCCGCATTGGTCGGGCAAATCCCTAATGCATTACCGGCAGATATAACAGAGGCGCAATTGATTGACGTTGAGACGGCGGCAATCGGCGGGGCGTTCGATGACCAACGTAACGAACTATTCCGACAACGTGAACGGACACAGAAAGATCAGGAAGATCAATTGCGATCCATGCTCGACGAGGTTAACCGCATCGCAGCGGATAACGAGGCCGCAATTGCCGAAAGTGTTGGCCGCGACATTGAGCAGTCGTTCACCGTTCGCCGTGATTCGATTGAACGGGAATTTAAGGAGCGCAACGAATCGCTTTTGAAGTCGCTTTCCACCGGGGAAATAAGCCAACGCCAATTTGATGAGCAGGAACTAAGCAACAGCATTGAGCAAAGCAACCGTATAATTGCCCTTGAGCAGGAACGCGCTACCCGGATAACGGAAGTTACCGAACAAATCAAAGAGGTCAAAATAGCAGCCGCAAAGGCCGCATTAGACGCCGAATTAAACCAGATTGACCGGCAACGCGGTACGGATGTGCAACAGGTAGAGCAGGATGCGACGCTTTCCACGTCGGATGCCGCTGCCAAAATATCTGCAATAAACGAAAAGGCTGCCGAAGATGCGAAGGCCGCACAGATTGACTACGCCA